TTGATAAAGGAATTGCAAAAATGCCACAACCTGATTTATCAATGTTTGGTGCAGACACATCTTGGTTTAGTCTTAATGAAACTGATAAAAAACGATTTATTAATGAACAGCAAATTCCATATATAACTAATTATTTAAAAACAACTTTAGGGGATATGCAATTAACTCCTGAAATGATTAAAGTAATGGAACAAGTTGACTACAATCAATTGTTAAAAAACATCTCTAACACTTTCACTATGAAAATAGAAGATGTTGATAAAGCTATTAAAGCTCTAGTTAAAACAGGTAATAAATAATGGCAGAATTTTTATCCGATAATCCTGAAATATATGGTGTCGGTAATACAGATAATTTACAAAAAGCACAATCAGCTCAAGCAGCGTTAGAAGAAATACAAACTGAAAATTTTTACAATACTTTAAAAAGTTATTACAGTTATAGAAATGCTGATGATAAATTTCAATCAATGTCACCAGCTGATTTGTTAGAATATTTTTATGAAGACAGGTCTTGGAGAAACAACAATACTGTTTCTATGGGAATGGATTTAGCAAATGTATATGGAGAAAAGGATGAAAAACGTTTAAAAGAGTTTGCATATATTCAACAAACTTATGAAGCGTTGCCTTCTTTTTGGAATGACCCAAATAGAAGTTTTGGTGGGTGGCTTATTGACAACGGCGGAGCTATGTTATCTGACCCTGCAAATTTAATAGGAGTTGGAGTTGGTGGTCAAGTTGCTAAACAAAGTTATAAAATGGGTCTTAAAGAATTGTTAAAAGGCAAAATGGCCAATGAAATTAACAAAGCAGCTATTGAAGAAATGGCACGTCAATCTACCAAAGCATCCCTTGGACAAGCAGTTGCTAAAGGTGCTTTATATGAAGGTTATTTTGGTGCTATTACTAATGGTGTTCAAGATACTATATTACAAAATACAGCTATTCAATCAGGTGTACAAGATGAATTAGATTTAAAACAAACAGCTTTAAGCACAGCTGCTGGATTTGGTTTTGGTACTGTATTTGGTGGTGTTTTTTCTGCTGGTTCATTTTCATTAACAACTAGAAACCTTAAAAATCAAACAGTAAAACAATTACTTGATGTACAAGAATATGGAAGAAGTACAATTACAGGTAGGCAATTATACGAAGCTTTAGCTATTCCAAAAACAGAATCACAATTATTTAAAAACTTACCAGCAAAAGCAGCAGATGAAACAGACCCTGCTGTTACTACAGACACTTTTAAAAACAGATTTTTAAATTTAAAAGTAACTCCAATTACAAGTGCGGATAAACCGCCAACTCTCCCTATTAATATAACACGCTACAAAAAAGGTGCATACACACTTTTATTAAAACAAAGAGCAGAAGCTGTTAGAGAAAAAGTAGCAAGTGCTGACCCTACAACACAAGAACAAATTATTGATGATGCAATTATTTTAGGTGACAACCCAGAGCAATTACGTAGAGAAGTTAAGAAAATGGTTAAAGACCCTAAATTACAAAAACAAGCAGCTTATATAGTTGCTAATGGAGATTTACTTGCAAGAGATGCAGCTGAAATTGTAGCATTAACAAATGAATATTCAAGAATAGATTTAACTCCTAAAAGACGTAAAGAGCTTGAAGCACAAATAGATGATATGATTGAAGCTCTTGACGAAACACTTACAAATCAATCTAATTTATCTACATACGCTGCTAGAGGAACTTTTGCTGGTAACATTGTAAAAGATATGAAAAGAGCAGCAGAATTAATTGTTAATCCTGAAGACCCTAAAATGAAACAATTAAAAGAAGGCGACAAAGCAAAATTTTATGAGGCTCTTAGTAAATTAGATGATAACGAACAAGTTATATTAGCTTTACAAAATGCTAGAAAAGCAAATAAATGGGATTTAGCAGCAGAATATATAAATAATAATTTATTGTCTTCCCCTGATACACACATATTAAACATGATTTCAGGACTTGTTCAAACTCAATGGAAACCATTTGTTATGTTATTGAGAGCTGCTAATATGGCAAGAGCTGATAAACAAAGAGCAATTGAAATTGCTAGAGAAGCTTTTCAAACTTATGTATATCAATATGTTTACATGGGTCATGCTTTAAAAGCAGCTGGTAAAACATTTATAAAAGGAAGAGCTACTTTAGATAGTGGACAAATGAAATTTGATAGTAACATCAGACAAGGACAATTACAAAGATGGATTAGTGAAACTGCTAAATTATTAACAGAACCATTAGCGGATGTGTCTGCAAGAATTTCAAATGATGCTATAGGAAGTGCTGTTGGAAAAGTTGCTCAAGCTCCTTTTGAAGCAGCTGGATTAGTCACAACTATTCCAATGAGAATACTTTCAGCTGGTGATGAATTTCTTAAAACAATGACATTTAAAGCTCGATTAGCTTCTATTATTAATACTGAAATAATGAGGCAAAACCCTGATTATGGTATATTTTTAAAAGGAAAAGCATTTTCACAAGATTATAAAGCAAAATTTAAAGAAATTGAAAAAAGATATGTTAATGAAAAAGGTGTTGCTAATGCTATTGGAACAACTGTAGGAGAACAACTTAATTCACCATTACAATATTCAAGAGAAATATCTTACACACAATCTGCTTATTCTACAAATCCTGTTACAAATATAGAAGAAGGTGGTATTACTGGTGATATTTTAAAAGCTACACAACAACCTAATTGGAAATGGACAAGAGCATTTGGATTACATTTTATAAATACGCCTTCTAATTTGTTAAGGTGGAATTTTCAACATCTTCCTTTACTTGGTAGATACCAATTTCAAATGAGACACATGTTAGCTGAAGAAGGTGGAGAAGCTGCTAATACAAAAGTTAAACAACTTACAAGAGGTGTTAGAAATTTATTTGGAAATGTTAAATATGTAAATCCTGAAGCAGCAGCTGAAGCTAATGCAAGAATACAAGCTGGTTATTTAATTATGAGTACAGCTATAGCGGCTGTTATGGCTGGTAAATTTACAGGTGGTGGTTCTAAAGACTGGAGAGAAAATCAACAAAAACAAGAATTAACTGGATGGCAGCCTTATTCTTATGTTACTGATGATGGTAGATACATTTCTTTAAATAGACTTGACCCATTATTCACACCATTTTTTATTATAGCTGATATAAAAGAAACATTAGATAAAGTATTAAATTTTAATGAAGACCTTCCACCAAAATTAGAATCTATGGCAACTGAACTAGCTGTTGGTCTTGCTTTATCTTTAACAAGAAATTTAACTTCTAAATTTTATACTAAAAATATTGTTGATACAATTGCATCATTTCAAAATGGTGGCGATTTAATGGCTAGAAAACCAGAACAAAAAATAGAAGCTACATTGTCAAGAGCTGCTATGAAATTACTACCATTATCAGGTGGTGTCAGATACGTAGATAGAGTTTCTGATGAATGGGAAAAAGATTTATGGTCATTATCAGATAGAATGTCAACTTATTTTGCTGATAATCCAATGGAAAAACCAATGCCAAAAAGAAATATGTTAGGTCAAAAAATTCAACGTAAAAATGGATGGCTTTTTGGATTAGGTGGTGAAACTGGTTTATGGTCTTCTCCTTTTGCAATGACTGAATGGAAAAAGAATGAAACAGCAAATTTCTTTGTTGATAGAAAAATAACTTATAGACCACCTTCTTCTATGGATAAATACGCTCCTGACTTAGATTTAAGAGCTATTAGAAATGCAAATGGACAAACAGCATATGACAGATGGCTTGAAATTAAATCTGAATTAAAATTAACTGATAGAGGTTTAGTAAGTAAAAATGGCACTTATAATCTACAAGAATATATTGAAAAAATTATATCTGATAAAAAAAGTAGTTTATATTTAGAGCCTTCTGGTTTAGTCAATGGTAAGGACAAACAACAACAATTTATATTACAAAGAGTATATGCTGTTGAAAATGTCGCTTATTGGGAAATGGTTAAAGAATTTCCTCAAATTACTGAAGAAGTAAATAAAAGTAATTTTGCTTCAAGAGAAGCTTATAGACAAGCAAAAGAAACTAGAAATGTTTATATACAACAAGAAAATAGCCTTCAAAAACTAATGGAATACGGTAAATAGATAAAGTACCCCTTTTAGAAGAGATAAACATAAATATAGGATATAATGGCTAATTCATTTGTAAGATATACTGGAAACGGTACTACTACAGCATACGCTATTCCTTTTAGTTACCGCAGTGTTGACGATTTGTCAGCTACAGTTAACGGTGTAGTTGTAACAGCATATACTTTAGATGGTGCTGGAACAACACTTACGTTTGACACAGCCCCTGCGGCATCTTCAGCAATTGAGATAAGACGTACTACAAGTCAAACAACTAAATTAGTTGATTATGTCTCTGGCTCAGTATTAACTGAGAGTGATTTAGATACAGATTCTGACCAAGCATTTTACATGGCTCAAGAGGCCATTGATAAAGCTGGTGACGTTATTACATTGGATGGAGCAGATTTCCAATGGGATGTACAAAGTAAAAGATTAAAAAATGTTGCAGCTCCAGTAGCTGATACAGATGCTGTTAACAAAGCATTTATATCTACCAATTTACCTAACATTACAACAGTTGCAGGCATCAGTTCAGATGTCACAACGGTAGCGGGTATTTCAGGTAATGTAACTACAGTAGCTAGTAATGACACAAATGTTACAACAGTAGCTACTAACATAGCTTCAGTAAACACAGTTGCTACAAATATTGCAGATGTAATTAAAGTAGCTGATGATTTAAATGAAGCAATATCAGAAGTAGAAACAGTTGCAAATGATTTAAATGAAGCAGTATCTGAAATTGATACAGTTTCTAACAATATTACAAATGTAAACATTGTTGGAACTAACATAGCTGATGTTAATACAGTAGCAGGTATATCAGCAGATGTTACAACAGTAGCTGGTATTGACAGTGATGTAACAAATGTTTCTAGTATTTCTACAGCAGTTTCTAATGTTAACTCAAATAGCACAAACATTAATGCAGTTAATGCTAATTCAGCTAACATAAATACTGTTGCAGGAATTAATGCAGATGTCACGACTGTCGCAGGAATATCAAGCAACGTAACGACAGTTGCAGGAATTTCAGCAGATGTCACAGCAGTTGTAAGTGATGCAACAGATATTGGAACAGTTGCAACAGACATAGCTAATGTAAACACAGTTGCAAGTTCAATTGCTAATGTAAATTCTGTAGCTACTAATATTGCAAATGTAAATTCAGTAGCAGGGAATTCTGCAAACATTAATGCAGTAGCAGGTAATGCAACTAATATTAATGCAGTTAATGCTAACAGTACTAATATTAACACAGTAGCAGCGGCAAACACAAATATTAACACAGTTGCAACAGATATAACTAATATTAATTCAGTAGCTACTAACATAGCTTCAGTCAATTCTTTTGCTAATTCATATAGAATTGGTGCAACAGACCCTACTACATCTTTAGATGAGGGAGATTTATTTTATAACACAACAGATAATGCAATGAAGTATTACAACGGTAGTGCTTGGATTGCTATTACAGCAGGTATTACAACAGAAACAGACCCATTCGCACCAGCTTTTGCAATTGCACTTGGATAAACAAATTAACAAACAGGAAAAATAAATATGGCAAATAATTTCAATAGTACAACTGCGTCTTTAACAGATGCAACACTTACTACAGTTAAAACAGCAACATCAAACAAACAAGTTATGATTGGTTGTCTAGTATCTAATACTGGAGCATCAGCAATACTTGTAGATATAGTTCTTAATGATGGCTCTAACGATAGATACATTGTTAAACAAGCACCAGTTCCATCAGGAAGTTCTTTAGAAGCTATATCAGGTAAAGTTATCATACCTAATGGCGGTGCAATCAAAGTAAAATCTGACAATGCTTCTGGCACAGCAGATGTAATTATTTCAACATTAGAGGACGTAGCTTAACAATGTATTTAGGTAACCAACCAGCATTAAGTTACACAAGTTTTGCTAAGCAAGACTTCACTACAAGTGCGACTACTGCTTACACACTTAGCCAACCTGTAGCCAATGAAAACGAAATTGCATTATTCATTAACTTTGTAAGACAAGAACCTACAACTGCATATACTGCTAGTGGCACAAGTTTAACTTTAACTTCTGCTACATCTGCTAGTGATGATATGTATG